AACAAAAAGGTGTTGCTCGTTCAGACAAATATCAAGAATTTTATATTGGTTCAGTTGATGGTTTTGATGTTTATGAATTACCACAAGGTAGAACAGATTTATATGGTGCGTCTTGTGAATTAGGAAGTGGAACTGAATGGTGTACAGCAACTGGAAACACTAGAAAACATTTTGATAATTATATTTCACAAGGTCCATTATTTATTTTTATCAAACCGGGATCTGATGAAAAATATCAATTTTCATATGAAGGAAAACAATTTATGAATAAAAATGATATAGGAATAATTGAATATGACGACTAATATACTCAATTTATTTAAGTTTATAGAATCTGTTAGGCCGAAGTATAAAATACCAGCAGCTGTTATGATAAAATATAACCCAGGTATACTAAATACACCTAATTCGATACTAAATGGATTTGTTGATTTACAAAATTCAGAAATCACCTCACTTGCTGATGGATTAACGATTAACAATGCTAGCTTAAATTTAGAAAATTCAAAAATCACCACCCTCCCCGACAGATTAACAGTAGACGGTGCAATTATGGCAAAAAACAGTCAAATTTCTTCGATCCCTAATAATCTAAAATGTTCAGACTGGATTGATTTACGAAACACTCCGTTATCTAAACAATATTCATCAGATGAATTCAAAAAAATAGTACAAGACAAGGGCGGATATATAGACGGATACATTCTCATTTAATTTCTTGGAATTAATATATTTATTTTAAAATAATTAAAAAAACGTAAAATATGAAAAAAAATATTCTAGCAGAAAACTTGATACGATTCGGAGTAAAAAATCTTAATCAATTACAAAAACGTAGATTAATAGAAGCAATTAAAGATGGTTCTGAAGTAGAGTTTAATGGCGAAACTTATTATGTTTGGTCGAGTACTGTTGATTTTGATCAACGAGGAATAAATACAGCAAAACGTTATTATAAAGGAAAATCTACATTTAATCCAAATGATTTTATAATCATAAACAAACGCAAACATCCATATGGATATGATTTGTCACCTGAAGAATTAGATGATAATTTTTTAGTAATTAATTCAGATGAAGTTGATAATGGATCTTCTGACACTACTAGTAATAATACACCAACTACCGTAAAAGGAACATTTGCATTTTCACGTGAAGGTTTTCTAGGAGCAATCGCTGACAAAATCAATGAACTAAATGGAAATAAAACATCTTATACATCTGCTGAATTAGATACAATTGCAGAACAATCAGAAGATTATGATGCTAGATACAAACTTAATAGAACTCAAGATGAGTATGAGATGTCTTTAAATACAAATGGTACTGTCTTACGTGAAACTGATTTTAACGTAGCAATAGCAATTGGTATGGGCACTTTATTTTCACACTTAGTAAAAGATCAAAATAAATTTCAAACATATTATAATGATACTATATAATTATAAAAATTATATTCAATATAAGTAGGCAGAAATGTCTACTTTTTTTGTGTGCTAATATTTATATATGTAATTAACCGAATAAAATATTGCGCAATTAACTTGGAATTACCGAATTAATTATTTATACTATAATTAATAAATAACATAAATTAATAACTTAACAAAAAGGAAAATTATGGCGTTAAATTTAGATGCAATTAAAGCAAAACTTAACCAATTAAACAAAAGTGACGAAAAGAAAAACAATCTATGGAAGCCTGAAGCAGGCAAAACAAGAGTTAGAATCGTTCCATATGTACACAGAAAAGACAATCCGTTTTTAGAATTGTATTTCCATTATGACATCGGAAAGAAATCTATGTTATCTCCAATCACATTTGGAAACGCAGATCCAATCGTAGAATTTGCAGAAAAATTAAAAAGAACTGGCGACAAAGATGAGTGGTTAATGGGTCGTAAAATCGAACCAAAAATGAGAACTTATGTACCAGTTATTATCCGCGGTAAAGAATCAGAAGGTGTTAAATTTTGGGGCTTTGGTAAACAAATCTATACTGAATTGTTATCAATTATCTCAGATCCAGATTACGGTGATATTACAGACTTAATGAATGGTCGTGATATTGATGTAGAGTTTACACCAGCAGAAGGAGGAGGTTTCCCTAAAACAGCAATTCGTGTTAAACCAAACACGCAGCCAGCAACCGATGACAAAGCAATCGCTGAAAAAATTATGAATCAGCCTGAGATTACTGAAATCTTTCCTGAGCCATCTTATGACGAATTAGAAAAAGCATTAACAGAATGGATGAATCCTGAAAATGCAGATTCAGATGTAGAAACCGAAGAGGAAGAAACAGTAGCATCAGCACCTGCAAAAAAAGCTGCACCAGTTGCAACTAAAGCAGAAAATGTAGCTGACGCATTCAATGATTTATTTAATTCCTAAGGAGTAACGCATGGCGACTAAAAGTAAAAGCAAACTAGAACTGGAAGATAGTTTAGCAACAGCATTAGCAGATAGCATCAACAAACAATTTAAAGGGCAAGCTTTGAAAACGGCATTTTTCTTGGAGGGAGATGCCGATTCGCCAAGCAACGTAACTGATTGGATTTCATCTGGGTGTGATATATTAGATTTAGCAATTTCAAATAGACCGAATGGAGGATTTCCGGTAGGTCGTATAACTGAAGTTACTGGTCTAGAAGCATCAGGTAAATCTTTATTAGTGTCACACGTAGCAGCTGAAACACAAAAGAAAGGTGGATTGGCAGTTTATATTGATACTGAAGCAGCAGTGAGTTCTGAATTCATGCAAGCAATTGGTATTGATTTGAAAACAATGCTATATGTTCCATTAGAAACAGTTGAAGAAATATTCGAAACAATTGAAACTATTGTAGAAAATGCAAGAAAGGCAAATAAGGATCGTTTAGTTACGATAATCGTTGACTCAGTTATGGGTGCATCTACAAAGATTGAAATGTCAGCAGAATATGATAAAGATGGTTATGCAACGAGTAAATCAATTATCTTATCAAAAGCAATGCGTAAAGTTACTAACTGGATTGCTCGAGAAAAGATTTGTTTGATTATGACTAATCAGTTACGAACTAAATTAGGTGTGTCATTTGGTGATCAATGGACTACATCTGGTGGTAAGGCTATTCCATTTCATGCATCAGTAAGACTTCGTTTAAAGAATACGGGTATGATTAAAGCAAAGGATGCTAATGGGGTAGAACAAATTGTTGGTAGTAAAACCGAAGTTCAAGTTGTTAAAAACAGAATGGGACCTCCACATCGCAAAGTTAATTATGACATCTATTATGATAGCGGAATTGACAATTATGGTGGTTGGTTAGAAACCATGAAAAAATTCAATATCGTAAAACAAGCAGGAGCTTGGTATACATTAGACGATGTTGATGTTGATACCGGTCAAGTATATGGAGATTATAAATTTCAAAGCAAAGACTTTATAGAAAAAGTTATCGATAACCCACAAGTTAAAGAGCGATTATATAAAAGGATCTGCGAAGTTTATATTTTCAGATATCAAGCAGGTATCGATGGTGGTATTGATGATGTTATAGTAACAGATGAAGTTATAGATGAAGAGTTTTAAAACTTTGAAAATCCAATAATATTTCATATATTATAATATGAACAGATACCAACAATTATTCAAAGAGTTACAGAAAGAAAAGGTTACAGCTCCGTCAAGTGTCGATGATCACATCATGGTATTTGACGGGCTAAATACCTTTATTCGAGCATTCGGTGCAACTCCATCCACAAACGAAGACGGTGATCACGTAGGTGGTATTACTGGATTTTTATTTTCTATAGGAAAAGCGATACGAGATTTTAAACCAAGCAGATGTGTTATTGTGTTTGATGGTCGCGGTGGATCTGCTAGAAGAAAAAAAATATACGGTGATTATAAAGCAAACCGAGCAAACAAGACCAGACTTCGTAGACACGATCATCAAAACTATGCTACCATAGAAGATGAACAAGAAGCAATGCGTTATCAATTCAGTCGTTTAGTTTCATACTTAGACAATTTACCTGTTACATTTATTTCAATGGATGGTATAGAAGCTGATGATACGATTGCATACATTGCAGATATGTATAAAGACATTAGCAAAAAAATTACAGTTGTATCTACGGATAGAGATTTTTATCAATTAGTTAGTGATAAATTGCAAGTATGGTCTCCTATCAAGAAGAAAATGTATGATACTCAAGCAGTTATCGATGAGTTTGGTGTACATCCCCATAATTATGTGGTTTACCGTTCATTTACAGGCGATACGTCAGACAACATACCTGGCGTTAATGGAATCGGTCCGAAGACAATACTTAAAGCCTTTCCGGAGTTAAACAGTGCTGATGAATTTACGTTGGAAGATTTAAAATCTAAGTGTGAATCTAAATTGCAACTCAATGAAACTCGCAATTACGAAAAAGTTGCAGCTAACTATGATATATTAGAAAAGAATTATCAATTGATGAATCTTAAATTATTAGATATATCAGCTCAAACAATGAGTGTGATCCGAGGTATAATGCAACAACCAATTGCTACATTAAATAAAACAGAATTTCAAAGATTATTTATGGAAGACAAAATGTGGGCAGTTATGAAAAATTTACCAGATTGGTTAAACAATACATGGTTATCACTTAATGCATTTGCAATGCAAACACAAAAATAATTTGGAAAATATACAATACCTTTATATAATAAAGTATGACGGATAGATTAAGTGAATACGGATACGGATTTCAAGTAAAGGTATTATCGGCAATGTTTACTGATAGAATATTTCTACAACAGATTGCTGATATTATACAACCTGAATATTTCGAATCTGAAGCAAATAGTTGGATATTAGATGTTATATTAGAACATTTTCAATTATATAAAACACCACCATCGAAAGATGTATTTAAGGTTAAGGTTACTGACATACAAAATGATGTTTTAAAAACAGCAATACTCGAACAATTAAAAGAAGTTTTCAGATATATGGAATCTGAAGATTTATCCTTTGTGAAAAATGAAATATTGAATTTTTGTAAGAATCAGGAAATCAAAAAAGCAATCATGGAATCAGTTTCTTTGCTTAAACAAGGAAATTACGATCAAATAAAAAATAAAATTGATGGTGCTATGAAAGCCGGATCTGATACTAATATCGGACTAGATTATAAAAAAGACATATCACGTCGATATAATCAAGCAGCTCGATTATGTATAGGCACAGGTTGGGATGTAATTGATGATTTGATGGATGGTGGATTATCTAAAGGCGAATTAGGAGTAGTAATGGCACCTGCAGGTATTGGTAAATCTTGGCTATTAATTAATATCGGAGCCAATGCTCTTAAAGCAGGTAAAACGGTATTACATTATACATTAGAGTTAAATGAAGATTATGTAGGTCAACGTTATGATTCGGTTATAATGGGTATTAATGCTCAAAATTTAAAAAACTATCAAGATGACATTGCAGAAAAAATGTCAACACTTACAGGTGAATTAATAGTTAAACATTATCCAACTAAATCTGTTGGTGTAATGGGTCTTAAAGCACATCTAGAAAAAACTATTATGCTTGGTCAGAAACCGGATCTGGTTATAGTGGATTATGGTGATCTTTTAAAAATTAATACTAAAAAAGATAAACATGAAGCACTAGAAGAATTATATGAGGATCTGCGCGGTATGGCAGGTGAATATGAAATTCCGGTATGGACTGCATCTCAAGCAGGTAGAAGTGCATTAGAAGAAGATGTTATTGAAGCAGATAAAATTGCATCTTCATATGGTAAAGTGATGGTTGCTGATTTCTTAATGTCGTTGTCAAGAAAAGTAGAAGACAAAATGTCAGGTACGGGTAGAGGACATGTTATTAAGAATCGTTTCGGACCTGATGGTATTACTTTACCTAGTAAAATTAATACAAATAACGGACAGTTTCAATTCTTTGAACCACAAACGACTCAAGGAAAACAAACTACTCAGGTTATGAAAACCGGTGAAAACATAATGAAGAAAAATTTAGCACAACGTTTTAAAGATATGGGCGGAAATTTTGGATAGTTTTCATATTTATAACAAATAAGGTCCGAAGTAACACTCGGTCCTTTTTTTGTCTAATAACAATTTATTTTTTAACAACAAGGAGATTACGAAAAGATGGAAATTTCAAACAAAATTTTGAGTGAAATTACGGTATATATGAAATATGCCAAATATCTTCCTGAAGCGAACCGTCGCGAAACATGGGAAGAATTAGTTACGAGAAACAAAAATATGCATTTAAAAAAGTATCCAACATTAACGGATGAAATTGAAGCTGCATATAAATTTGTGTATGACAAAAAAGTTTTACCATCGATGCGTAGTTTGCAATTTGGTGGAAAACCAATTGAAATATCTCCTAACAGAGTGTATAACTGTGCTTATTTACCAATTGACGACTATAGAGCATTTGCAGAAACAATGTTTTTATTGTTAGGTGGTACTGGAGTAGGTTATTCTGTACAAAAACATCATGTAGATGCATTACCAGAAATCAGAAAACCAAACACTACAAAGAAAAGAAGATATTTAATTGCAGATTCAATCGAAGGTTGGGCAGATGCAGTTAAAGTTTTAGTTAAAGCATATTTTACGGGCGGACCTACTTATGTATTTGATTTTTCGGATATTAGACCAAAAGGTGCAAGATTAGTAACATCTGGCGGAAAAGCTCCTGGACCTCAACCATTAAAAGAATGTTTAATTAAATTAGCTGGTATTTTAGATGGAAAACAAGATGGAGAAAAATTAACTCCAATTGAAGTTCATGATATGGTATGTCATATTGCAGATGCAGTATTAGCAGGCGGTATTCGTAGAGCAGCTCTTATTAGTTTATTCTCAGCTGACGATGATGAAATGATTTCTTGTAAATCAGGTAACTGGTGGGAAACAAATCCACAAAGAGGACGTGCAAATAATTCTGCAGTTTTAATTCGTCACAAAGTTACTAAAGAATTCTTCATGGATATTTGGAAACGAGTGGAATTATCAGGAGCAGGTGAGCCGGGTATCTATTTATCAAATGACAAAGATTGGGGAACTAATCCATGTTGTGAGATTGCATTACGTCCATACCAATTCTGTAATTTATGTGAAGTAAATGCATCTGATATTGAATCACAAGAAGACTTAGAAGCAAGAGTTAAGGCTGCTGCTTTCATTGGGACACTTCAAGCTGGTTATACTGATTTTCATTACTTACGTCCGGTATGGCAAAGAACCACCGAAAAAGATGCATTAATTGGCGTATCAATGACAGGTATTGGATCTGGTACTGTATTAGGTTATGATATGAAAAAAGCGGCTAATGTAGTTAAAGAAGAAAATGAACGAGTTGCTAAATTGATTGGTATTAATAAATCAGCTCGTACAACTACGGTTAAACCTGCAGGTACAACTTCATTGACATTAGGTACTAGTTCAGGTATTCATGCATGGCACAATGATTTCTATGTTAGAAGAATTCGTGTAGGAAAGAATGAAGCAATCTATAGTTATTTAGCAATTAATCACCCAGAATTAATTGAAGATGAATACTTCAGACCACATGATACTGCAGTAATTTCTATTCCGCAAAAAGCACCAGAAGGAGCAATCTTAAGAACAGAATCACCATTCCAATTATTAGATCGTATCAAAAAAGTTCATTTAGAATGGGTGAAACCAGGACACAGATCAGGTAATAATACTCATAACGTTTCTGCAACAGTTTCACTTAAAGCAGACGAATGGGACTTAGCAGGTGAATGGATGTGGGAAAACAGAGATCATTACAATGGATTATCTGTATTACCATATGATGGTGGAACTTATACTCAAGCACCATTTGAAGATATTACTGAAGAGCGTTACCATGAAATGATGACATCATTGCATTCAATTGATTTAACGCAGGTTATTGAATTAGATGACAATACAGATTTATCAGGGGAGTTAGCTTGTGCAGGTGGAGCGTGCGAAATCAAATAAAATTAAAGTTCAGTGGGGCAATGATGTCCCACTTAACATTCAAATATTTTTAGCTTGGTATAATTTAAGGAAACAAAACGGATGATACAGCCAGCAGCAAAAGATTGGGTACAACAACAATTTGTAAGGGAGTTTGGAAACAAGCTCCTTCCTACAGATTTTTATTACGAAAGTGGTTTACGAGTCATGACAGAATCATATCATACTCGTAGAGGTTACTGTTGTGGTAACGGTTGTAGACATTGTCCATATGATCCACAACATGAAATTGGTAATATTAATTTAAAGGCTACTAATGATTAAGTTAAAAAATTTACTTAAAGAAAACGAATCTAATATTAATTTAGCATATCAGAAAATTGATGAATTACCAAATGGTAAACTGTTTGATGATGCCAAAAACATAGAAGGCATTTTCAAAATGAGTAAACATGATTGGAATAAAGTTATAGTTACATATGAAAAACATGAAGAACAACATCACATTAAATATGTTAACATATCAGATATTTATATAACACAACCAAACATTCAAGCTAATAAAGCAAAGAGCCTCGTTGATAATATTGACAAGTTACCTAGAATAAATGCAGTTCAGTTCGAAGATGGAGAAACGGCAATTTATGACGGTCATCATAGATTAATTGC